GTCTAAGGGTCGTTGTCGGGTCACTGAGCCTTATCACCCCACCCACGGTGGAGCCCGTCTCGCTTGCCGAGGCAAAGCTTCACCTTCGGGTGGACTTTGACGATGACGATGCCTTGATCGAATCTTTAATCTCGGCCGCACGAGTTGCAGCCGAGACCCTGACTGGCCGGCAAATCTGCACAGCCCGATGGATGCGCACACTCGATGGCTTTCCCTGCTCATCGCTGCACTTGCATCGGTGTCCGGTTCAGTCTGTTGTAGAGATTAGCTACCAAGACCAGTCGGGTCAGTGGCAAACGGTTGATCCTTCCATTTACGTCTCGGACCTTGCGGCTGAGCCTGCGCGAATCACACCACGGTTTGGCAATACATGGCCCATTACGCTTTCGCAAATTGGCGTGGTCAGAGTTGTCTTTGATGCGGGGTACGGGCTACCAAGCGATGTGCCTGAGGGGCTAAAGAGTTGGATCAAGCTGCGCATCGGCAGCCTTTATGCACATCGAGAAGAGATGTCGATTCTAAGCAAAGGACGAATTGATCCTCTGCCATTTGTCGATGGACTTCTTGACCCCTATCGGGTGGTATTGGTATGAGCGCGCTATCGGCAGGAACGCTCGATAAACGAGTTCGTTTTCAAAGACCGTTTATGGTCAAAGACAGTCTTGGTGCGCCGCGCCGAGAGTGGGTGGATGCGGCAACGGTCTGGGCAAACATAGAACCTTTGAATGCACGCGACCTTGTGTCAGCGCAACGCATCTCCAACGAGATATCGCACACCATCACGGCCCGATTTCAGTCGGCATTTTCTAATGCTGCTTCGGTTGCGGAGTACCGCGCTCTATACAAAGACCGGATCTTTCGGATTTTTGGTGCAATCAATGAGGGCGAGAAAGGGGTCCTTGTGACACTTTGGGCGGCCGAGGGGCTTGATGATGGCCAAACGTGAGCGCTTTGAAGTTAAGGGCACCGCACAGTTAGTCAAAGCATTACAGGTACTTCCCGATCGCGTTGCTAAAAACGGCTTAAGGGCTTCTGTTTATGCCGGTGCCAAAGTCGTTCGGGACGAGGCCAAAAGCCGTGCACCCGTAGCAGCCCGATCAATACCGAACCAACCGCCTCCAGGCACTTTGCGTCGCTCGGTGATCATGAAGCATATCCGTGAGTTATCGAGCCTCACGCGTCAGACCTTTTTTGTGACGGTACGGCACGGCAAAAAGTACCGCAATCAAGGCAAGAAGAAAAACCTCTCGCAAGATGCCTGGTACTGGCGCTTTATCGAATTTGGAACACGCAAGATGGCGGCCCGTCCGTTTCTGCGTCCCGCCCTAGAAGCAAAACGCTACGAGGCGGCAGAGGCGATCAAAACAAGGCTCGCCGAGCGTATTGAGCTTGAGGCCAAAAAACTAAAAGGCCTTTGATGCAAGACTTTTATGACGCAATCAAGGACTTGGCCAACGGTCAGGTCTACGCGCTGATTGCCCCAAGTGAATCCACCTACCCATTCATCGTTTACACCCCAGTCTCAGCGGAGCAAGTCCTTGGGATCAATGGCTTACATGGATTGGAGCGGGTGCGCGTTCAGGTGGATTGCTACGCAAAGACCTACAGCGAGGCGCTGGGCTTACAGGACGAGATTCTGCTGGTTATCCTTGCAGCCAAAAACACCGTCTCGGATGTACGGATGGTGCTAACCGATTTTGAAAGCGAGACACGAAGCTATCGCGTATCGGTGGACTACACCTACCACCGATAGGTGCAACCCCCCAGCCACGCCTGGGGATCAATCTTAGGAGATATCACGATGCCTAGTTCTGCGGTCCCTTCGCAGGGAATCACTATTGCCCGTTTCGGAACCACCGCGTTCGAGACGATCCCCAATGTTGTCTCGTTTCAAGGCCCTGGCGGTCAAGCCTCGGTCATTGATGTGACCAACCTTGCCTCTACGGCCAAAGAGAAGCGTGTCGGCTTAAGGGATGAGGGCCAGCTCTCGTTGTCCTTGCATTTCAATCCGGATGACCCAGTGCATATCGCCATGCGTGCAGACCGTGCCGCGAATACCCGTCGGCAATACAAGATCACCTTCACCGATACCACCCCAGCGGCGACATGGACCTTTTACGGTTACCTGACCCAGTTTAGTGTTCAAGGCGGGGTTGATGCGGTCGTTGAGGCCTCGGTAACAATCGAAATCGATGGCAGCATCACGGAGGAGTAAGCGTATGGGTATCCTGACTAAAGACGCCATTCTTGCGGCCGACGATCTGCCCAAAGAGCGTGTCAATGTTCCTGAGTGGGGTGGCGATGTGTTCGTGCGAACCATGACGGGCACAGACCGTGATGCCTTTGAAGCAAGTCTCATTGGTAACGACGGACGGCTTGAGAACGTGCGAGCCAGGCTCGTCTCGCTCACGATTTGTTCGGAGTCCGGGGAGCGCCTTTTTTCCGACGACGAAATTGCCTCGCTTGGCAGCAAGAGTGCAAAGGCGCTTGATCGGCTCTTTGCACTCTCGCAACGACTCAATGGCATTGGCGCGGAGCAGGTCGAAGCCGCAAAAAAAGCCTAACGGCCAACCCCTCACGACGCTTCACATTCCGTCTTGCCTTGTCGCTTGGCATGACGGTGCGCGAGTTGCTCTCAAAGCTTGGGTCAGATGAGCTCTCCGAGTGGATGGCCTTTTATCAACTGGAGCCCTTTGGGGATTTCCGAGCCGATTACCGCAGCGCTTTGGCGACATCAACCTTTGCCAACGCACACCGACAAAAAGACAGCCCCCCGTTCAAACCTGAGGATTTCATGCCCTTTATCGAAAAAGTCTCGACCGCTTCAGATGGCAAAGCAAATGCCATGCGGTTGCGGGCTATGTTTTCTCACATCGTGAAGAAAAATGGCTGATATCGGGTCGTTGGTTGTCAAACTCGCCGCAGAAACGGCAGAGTTCCATGCGGATCTGGGTAAGAGTGCCCGCATGGTCGAGAAGCGGGCCAATGAGATCAAATCCTCATTGGCGCAAGTGGCCTCGGTTGCCAAAACGGCGTTTGCCGTTGCGATTGGGGTGACAAGCGTTGCTGCGCTTCGTGACTTTATCAATCAGACCATCGAAGCGGCATCCGCTTTGCAAGGTCTCTCGGAGCAAACAGGCGCAAGCGTTGAGGCGCTCTCAGGACTTGCCCCTGTTGCAACGATCTCTGGCACCTCGATGGAAAACGTGGGCGCGAGTCTGTCGCGACTCTCAAAGGGACTTGCGGCAATCGATGAGGAAGGCGCCGGTGCGACCAAGGCACTTCGCTTTCTGGGCATAAGCGCAAAGGACAGCGGTGGCAATCTACGTGACCCGGCTGAGGTCATGAACGATATCGCCCTCAAGCTTGCGGACTTCCAGGATGGCGCAGGCAAGACGGCGATTGCCATGGAGCTCTTTGGTAAATCCGGAGCATCCTTGCTGCCTTTTCTAAAGGATCTTGCTGAGAACCAAGACCTTAATATCCGTCTTACGGCAGACCAAGTCGAACAAGCTGACCGTGCGGGGAAGGCCCTCGCTCGCTTGAAAGCAGAAAGCAATTTTGTTGCTCAGACGCTTGTGACCGCCTCCATCCCGGCCATGACGGTTCTAGGTCAGGAATTAAGCCGGGTGTTCTTTGGAAGCCAGGATGCCGTGAAGGGCATAGTCCGCTTGCGTGAGAACGGAACGCTGACAAACTGGGCAGAAACCACCGCGTATGCCTTGGCCGTTGTCATTGATGCCCTACGAGGCATTGGGCAGACGATCAAGTCGGTTATTGGCAGCTTTCAAGCCGTATGGGCAGACATCGAGCTTGCCGGTACCTTCTTAGCCGGAGGCAAGGGGCTCAACCCGTTTTCTGAGGAAAACAGGGCCAAGTTGAAGGCAGCGCTTGAGAAGCGCAATCAGATCGTCTCCCAAGCCAACAAGAACTACGTTGAGCTCTGGGAGATGCCGCTACTTGCTGATGCAGTGACCCAGCGTTTTAACGAAATACGCCGAGGAGCAGATGCTGCTAACGCGGCGGCAGAGGGTCTAAGCAACCCTCGCAAGGCGCTGAACTACAACACGGCAAGCACGAGCCTATCCGCAAATGCGCTCTCTGCTATGGAAACGCAACTGCGAGCGTTGCAGCGACTTATTGATGAAGAGTCCGATCTTTTCCGAGGCCGTCAAAAGGTAGCGGATCTGCAAGAAGGCGCAGGGTATCTGAGCTTTAAGCAGGCAACCGAGCTTCGCGTCTCCGCGCAACAGGAGTATCTGGACAAAATCCGCACGCTATATGCCGATCAGGAAGCGATTGTGCGCAGGAGCCTGGCAGTCGATGCTCAGACTACCCAGGACCGAATGAAGCTTGAAGAAAAGCTCGCAGATATTGTGTCTAAGCGGGAGCGGATTGAACGTGAGGCGCAACAATCAGCGCTTGAACGATCGATTCGCCAACCTCTTGAGACCCTAAAGGATCTCCAAGAACAGGCTCAGCGCGGTCAGCTTGAGCTAAGCGCCATTGAGGAGCAAATCCGCACCCAAAGGGACGCTCGGGCCATCTCCGAGGTGGAGTCTCTTAATAAACTCGCTCAAGCAAGGCAGCAAAGCGCTGATCAACTTGCCCAACTTGCCGCACAGGCTAAGGAGGTTGCCCTGGCAGCGCCTGGTAATGAGAGGCTCGCCGATGCATTTGCAAAAATTGAAGAAGCAGCCAGGCGCGCTGCTGATGGCGCAGCGTCTTTGCGACAGCGTGCCTTTGAACTGTCTGACCCAAGCGCAGGCGTGGTCAAGGCCCTGCAAGATGTCGCCGATGAGGCGCAGCAGGTGGGTAAGCAAATGGAGAGTGCCACCCGCAAGGCCTTTAACGGCATGACCGATGCGTTGACCGACTTTGTGATGACCGGAAAGCTCAACTTTAGAAGTCTGGCGCTCTCGATCATTCAAGACCTGATTCGTATTCAGATCCAAAGCGCAATTACAGGCCCGTTGGCCAAGGCGATTGGCTCCATGTTTCCCTTCGCTGCGGGCGGGGTGATGACCTCATCGGGCCCTATGCCACTTCGGGCCTATGCCAGTGGCGGAATTGCTAAGTCTCCCCAACTGGCCCTCTTTGGTGAGGGATCACGGCCAGAGGCCTTTGTACCACTGCCCGATGGAAGAAGCATCCCCGTCACGATGACCGGCGCTGCGAGTGGACAAACCAGCGTTGTCGTCAATGTCAATGTCGAGTCCGGGCAATCCTCGGTAATTGGTGAACAGGAAGGCTCAAGCCTGGGTCGATTAATCGCCTCGGCAGTGCAATCAGAGCTCATCAAGCAAAAACGCAATGGCGGCTTATTGGCGGATGCGTAAGCGATGGCGATTTTTAACTTTATTCCCACGGTTGGTGCCGCAGTGGATTACAAGCCAAACGTGCGTTCGGTGCGATTTGGTGACGGCTATGAACAGCGCCTGTCCTTCGGGATCAATACGCGTCCTGAGATCTGGACCCTTGAGTTTCGTGGGTGCACATCCGCCAAAGCTGAGCAGATTGATGGTTTTCTCAAGGAGAGAAACGCAAGCCAATCGTTTGACTGGACTTCACCGGCTGGAACATCCGGAAAGTTCATTTGCCGCAGCTGGTCCAGAAGCTTTGATGAGCCTGACGTCGAGACGATTCGCGCGCAGTTTGAGCAAGTCTTTGATCAAGGCTAATGATGACAAGCGCTCTTTCATCTGAAATTCAGTCGCTCTCGCCAAGTGCGGTAATTGAGCTCTTTGTGCTGGATGCAAGCGCAATTGGCGGCGATGTCTTTCGATTCCACGCCGGGACCAACGCACTTCGCGGCAAACTGATCTGGCAAGCGAAGGAGTATTTGCCGTTTCCTGTCCAGGTGAGCGGATTTGAGTTTTCCGGCACCGGACAGCTACCAAGGCCAAAGATCGTTGTGGCAAATCTCACGGGCGTGATGACGACCTTACTTCTTGAGCTCGACGATCTCTTGGGGGCTAAGTTCACCCGAAAGCGCACGCTTGCAAAGTTCTTAGATGGCGCCAACTTCCCGTCTGGTTCAAACCCAACTGCCGATCCAACTGCTGAGTTTGCAGACGACATTTTTTTCGTCGATCGAAAGATCAGCGAAAACAGAGACATTGTTGAGTTTGAGCTTGCCTCGTCGTTTGACCTGCAAGGGGTAAAGCTTCCACGGCGCCAAATTATTCAGAACATCTGTCCGTGGAAGTACCGTGGCGCCGAGTGTGGATACACCGGCTCAAGCTTTTTTGATGCGAACGACATTCCTGTGGGGTCTACTGCTCAGGATGCGTGTGGCAAGCGTCTGTCATCTTGCAAGACGCGCTTTGGTCAAAATGCTGAACTGCCCTTTGGCGGATTTCCAGCAGCAGGTCTTATTCGATGATGAACGCGAGTATTCGTGAATCGGCCCTCGCACATGCACAGGCGCAGTACCCCAGGGAGTCGTGCGGCCTAATTGTCGTTCGAAAAGGCAAGGCGTTTTATTTTGAGTGTGGCAACTTAGCCGTTGGCACCGATCAGTTTGCAATTGATCCGAAAGACTATGCACGCGCAGATCGACGTGGCGTGATCGTTGGCGTGGTGCACAGTCATCCCAACGGCGCGCCGGAGCCAAGCCAGGCGGATCTGGTGGGTTGTGAGGCAAGCCAACTTCCTTGGCACATCGTGGGTTACCCCTCTGGGCAGTGGGCGAGCATCACCCCAAGTGGTTATCGAGCCCCTTTGGTTGGCAGGCAGTGGTCCCACGGGGTATTGGATTGCTACTCTATCATTCGTGACTGGTACAAGGAAACCCGCTCCATTGAGCTTTTGGATTTCACACGGCGAGACGAGTGGTGGCTTCACGGCGAGGACCTTTACCAAGCCAACTACGAAAAAGCGGGATTTGTTCCAGTTGATGAGCCGCCTATTGAAGGTGATGTGCTGCTGATGCAGGTCGCATCGCCCGTGCCCAACCATGCAGCGATCTATTTAGGCGATGGGCTTATCTTGCACCATCTTCAAAACCGACTCTCTAGCCGGGATGTCTATGGCGGCTATTGGCAGAAAAACACAACCCATATCTTGAGGTACCTCGGTGAGCACGGTCTTACTTCTCGGTGAACTTGGTCAGCAGTTTGGGAAAAAGCACCAGTTCGAGGTGCGCTCGCCCGCTGAAGCTGTTCGAGCACTGATTGCCAACTTCCCAGAGTTCGAGCGCTTTATTTTGCAAAGCAAAGAGCGTCACCTTGGATACCGTGTTCTTGTTGGCCGCGAGGCGATCGGCGAAGAAGATCTGCACGGACCCGTAGGATCAAACACCATCACGATCGCTCCCGTGATTGCGGGTGCCGGAGGCAAGTTTGGTCAGATTATTTTGGGGGTGGCGCTCATTGCAGCCTCGTTTTATCTCCCCACGACAGCGCTCTTTTCAATCGGCTCTTTTGCACCCAGCATCGCATCGCTGTCTTTTTCGATTGGTTTGTCGCTCACGCTAGGTGGGGTAGCCCAGATGCTTGCCCCGCAGCCTGCCAGCAATGAGCCTTCTGAGCGGCCGGAGAATCAGCCGTCTTACACCTTTAATGGCGCAGTCAACACCACCGCTCAGGGGCAGCCCGTTCCTCTCGGCTATGGGCGTTTGGTGGTGGGGTCAGCGGTGATCTCTGCTGGCATTGATGTGGATCAGGTCGCGATATGAGTACGCTGATATGCGCACGTTGATTCGAGGGTCCGGAGGCGGTGGCAAGGGCGGTGGTGGCGGCACACGCGTTGCCCAAGAGGCACCCGACAGTCTGCGATCAAGGGCGTTTGCGAAAGTCATTGATCTCGTCTCTGAAGGTGAGATCGAGGGCCTTGTCGATGGTTTGAAGTCTGTTTATCTGGATGACACACCGATTCAGAACACCGATGGCAGCTACAACTTTTCAGGCGTTGAGATCCACACCCGTAATGGCTCTCAGGCGCAAGCCTATATCCCGGGCTTTTCCGCCATCGAGAACGAGGTGGTCGTTAACACCCAGGTCAAGGCAAATCAGCCTGTCACGCGCACCATCTCGGATACCGATATCGATGCCGTTCGCATCAAGGTGAGCGTGCCGCAATTGACGTTTCAAAACACCACCAACGGCGACCTATCCGGCACCGAGGTGGAGTTGGCCATCGATATCCAGGCAAATGGGGGAGGCTTCGTGCAGGCCTTGACGGACAAAATATCCGGCAAGACAACGAGTCGTTATCAGCGTGACTATTACGTGGCACTTCCCGGCAGTGGTCCGTGGGAGATTCGTGTCAGGCGGCTCACGGACGATTCGACCAAAGCAAACATTCAGAACAATACCTACGTTGACTCGTACACGGAGATCATCGAGTCCAAGCTTCGCTATCCCAATAGTGCGCTGGTTGCGCTTCGGGTGGACTCCGCGCAGTTCTCCAGCATTCCTCGGCGCAGCTATGACATGCGTCTTTTGCGTATACGGGTTCCCTCCAACTACAACCCCGTAAACCGCACCTATAGCGGCGCATGGTCCGGTGGTTTTAAGGTGGCTTGGTCGGATAACCCGGCATGGGTGCTCTATGACTTGCTTACCAATCCGCGCTATGGGCTTGGCGGATACATTCCTGAGAATCAAGTTGATAAATGGTCGCTCTATACGATCTCAAAGTACTGCGATGAGCTCGTCCCGAATGGCTTTGGTGGCTCAGAGCCACGCTTTACCTGCAATGCGTACCTACAAACCCAGGCCGAGGCCTATCGGCTTATGCAGGACTTGGCCAGCGTCTTTCGGGGCATGGTGTATTGGTCCTCAGGGGCGATCACCGTTACGCAAGATGCGCCAGGCGACCCGGTGGCGCTCTTTACCACTGCCAATGTGGTGGATGGGGCCTTTCACTACTCAGGGGCATCGCTTCGCTCAAGACACACAGTTGCCCTAGTCACCTGGAACGACCCGGATGATTACTACCGGCAAAAGGTTGAGTACGTCGAAGATGCTGAGGGTATCGCTCGGTTTGGTGTGATCCAGACACAAGTCACTGCCTTTGGCTGTACAAGCCGAGGGCAGGCCAATCGCGTTGGACGGTGGCTTTTGTATTCCGAGCGCAGCGAGTCGGAGACAGTGACCTTTAAGACAGGGCTAGAGGGCGCAGTCGCAAGACCTGGGCACATCATCAAAGTAGCCGATCCTGTCCGTGGCGGTGAGCGACTCGGCGGACGGGTGGCGAGCGCAACGTTAACCGCCATCACAATTGATGCAGACATCGAACGATCGCTTGGGGGTTGGACGCTTTCGGTAATGCTGCCAAGCGGACAGATTGAGACGCGAACGATTGGTTCAAAGACAGGGCGTGTTTTGCAACCAACGCTTGCCTTTACCGAAGCGCCTCTTGCAGATGCGATTTGGGTGGTGAGCTCTACCCAGGTTGAGGCGCAGCTCTTTCGGGTAATTGCTGTCGCAGAGGATGGCGATGGCCAGTTTACGGTCACGGCACTTGCACACAACCCCTCAAAGTATGAAGCGATCGAGCGCGGCCTGAAGCTACAAGAGCGAGACATCTCCCTTTTGTCTTTGACGCCCCCCGCACCGCTTGGGCTCAAAGTCACTGAGAGCCTTTATCGCGTCAAAAGCGAAGCATTTGTCTTGATTCAAATTGGATGGGAGCAGGTATTCGGTGCAATCGAGTACCAGGTGTCCTATCGCGTCAATGGTGGCAACACGATCAACTTGCCAAAGACCGCAGCCAATTACACGGAGATCCGTGAGGCTGAGTCGGGTGATTATGTGTTTACCGTTCGGGCAGTTGGCGCGACGAATAAGCTTGGCCCTGCAGCCACAATCGCTAAGACCATTGTTGGAAAGCTTGCTCCGCCGGAAGATGTTCAGGCGTTTGTCATCTACCGCAGGCCCACCGATCTAGTTTTAACGTGGCAGGCCAACAGCGATGCGGACCTCGCTGGGTATGAGGTCCGGGTGGGTTCCGGCTGGGATAGCGCAACGCTTGTCGGCCGCACGGACGGCACACAACTGGTTCACGATCAAAGTGAGTCCGGGGTTTACAACTACCACCTTCGGGCCTTCGATACGTCCGGCAAATACAGCACTAACGTCACCACGTTCGTATTAAATCTCACTGCGCCCTCAGCGGTTCGCCAGTTTGATGTCATTCAGTCTGCTAACCGGCTTGAGTTTCGCTGGTTACCGAATCCGGAGCCGGAGGTCATTGCTTACGAGCTTCGCGAGGGTGCTGCGTGGGATACCTCGGTATTTGTGGCCGAGGTGAAGTCCACAAGCTACACGCTTCCTGCGGGTTTTGAAGGCGTTCGAACCTTTTGGATCAAGGCGATTGCCTCTCCAGGCATCTATGCCGACATTCCCATGTTTGTCACTACGGAAGTTGCGCAGCCGCAGAATGCAAATCTGCTGATCCGGCAAGACGAGGTCGAACGGGGGTTTCCAGGTATTCGGCACTTTGCCGATGTGGATTCGGTTGAGAGCACCCCAGTGCTTCGTATGCAAAGCGGTGCCAGGCGATCGGAGTACATCTTTGAGATCGATATCGGCACACGAATCCGTGCGCAAAACACGCTACTCACCGGCATTGGGGCCTCGCAAGACGATCGAGAGACCTGGGCGATGGCGTCCTATGCATGGAATAGCTCGGATGCCAACCGCCAATGGACCTACGACGGCGCCGTTAAGAACATCCAGGCAAGGTTTCAAGTCGCAAAAGAAGATGGGCTCATCGATGGAGAGTTCCACGGCTGGCGACTCAATGGCACGCTTGCAGGGTTAGGTGGTGTCTCTGTTGCCGAGCAAGTCGGGGCGTCGGTCTATGCAGCCGGTCGCTACGGATCGGGGCTCAAGGTGGTGGATACGACCCAGGTCGCCTGGTCAGTCGCAATCCCAGAAACATTTCACACCTCGTTTTGGTACATCCCTGACCAAGTAACGACATGCATCGCCTGGAGAGCAACAGGGCCAGCAGGCGCAATCTTGCAGGTGGGGTTTGATGCCCATAAGTCTCGATTCTTTCTAGAGGACGGGATTGGCAACGAGATTGTTGTTCCGTTTGCCTTTGCTACTGGCGAGCGTCTTTGCATAGGTATCTGTCAGACCACCACTCATCGACGGCTCTTTGTCGGGGCGATGGGTGGAGAGATTCACTCCGCACAAGCCGAGCTACCCCCACAGGGCGGCTACACCAGTCTGCGGCTTTACTAACAAAGAAGCCGCATCACCCATGGCGTTGCATCGCAGGATGCAGCGCTATTTTTTTGAAAAGAGGAAACCATGATTCAAGAAGCTATGAAGCTTCATGGAGCGGTCACGCTCATGCTGCAAAAGTCTAACGGTGAGGTGCAGACGACCCACAAGGAGAACATCATCGTTAACGTGGGCTTTGACTTTATATCTGACGCAATCGGCAAAGCAACGAGTCGCCCGGGCGTGATGGGATTCATCGCTGTGGGGACCGGGACCACAGCGGCGGCTGCAAGTCAAAGCGCCTTAGTTACCGAGCTCAAGCGCAACGCAGCTACCTATGCCCATACCGTCGGGACAAAGACCTTTACGTTCACTGCGCAATATCCTGCGGGAGACGCGACAGGGGCGATCACCGAGGCAGGCGTTTTTAACGCAGCATCAGCCGGGATCATGCTTGATCGGGTAGTTTTCCCCGTGGTGAATAAGGGCGCTGACGATAGCCTCACGGCCGTGTTCACCTTCACGATGAGCTGATGCCTCCGTGACTGATGTTGTGTCTGTAGACACTGCGGCTGGCCCCAGCTACACCTGGGCTAGCGCATCCTTTACCTGGGGAAGTGCTGCCGCAGGCAAGAACTGGGGCACGGCTTATCCAGCGGTCTATGCGCTGGGCGTCGCAGTCGCTCTTGGAATTGCAGAGTCCCGGGTCAATGATTCGGTTAAAGGCCTGCCAGAGCCACTGGGGTTAGTGGATGGTTCGGCCAAGAATCTCCTGCTCAGTCGGTCTGAGGCCTTTGCGTTTGCCGAGACCTATGCGGATCTCATCAGCTACGTCGTGCACTTTCTTGAGGGTCTGGCTTTAACAGATGCTGAAAGAAAAGAGCTTGAGATTCAGAGGGGTGAATTGCTTGGCTGGGCTGACCAACTGGCACAAGACACGAACAAAGGCATTTCTGAGTCGATTGGCTTATCAGATGGTCAGGCCCTGAATAGCATCAAAAACCTCGCGGAGTCAGTTGCACTTCTTGAGGCAGCCTCTCGTTTGTTGCAAAAGAATGCAGGCGAGACGCTGGGGTTTACCGACGCGACCCGGGGCCTGATTGAAAAGGTCTTTTCTGAGGCCCTGGGATTTGCTGAGACTTACACCGATCTCATCGATTATCTGATTTCGGTATCGGAGAGCCTAGCAATAGCATCCACGCCTCAGAAGAGCGTTGAAAAGCCAGTACCCGAGTTTTTTGCCATATCGGATGCTCGGGTCAATCAAATCGTCAAAGGTATTCCTGAGGCTTTGGCGGTGGGTGAGCTTCTGGGCAGAACCGTCGACTACCGTCGAAGCCTGACCGAGGGCTTTAACTTCGGCGATGCAATGGCTAAAGCGCTCGCCATCTCTTTGCCAGAGGCATTGGCGATTGCTGACCAATACCGTCGCAGGGCAAACGGGGTGATTAGCGACATGGTGATTAGTCGCCTGGAGATCACCGAGCAGGACTTTCGGGACATTCTGGATGCAGGTCATCCGCCTGGTTACTCGAACTTTCGGGATTTCATCTCCGGGGACTACACCTACCAGCGAGCGCTCTTCAGAGCCATCTTGGAAACGGATAACGCCGATCGTGGGTACATCAATGGGCTTCGGGTGACTGTGGATGTGCCGGATGTGTTCGATCGCGGCACCGCCCAGATCACGGATGCATCAAATGGGGTCTATGTCTCATTTTCCCGGGCGTTTCATATCTCGCCTGAAGTGACCCTTACGCATAAGGGTGGGACGGTCGTTGCAACACCACGGATCGTCGGTTCAATCACCAAGAGTGGGTTCACCGCCGTTTTAGAAAACAGCGCCGGGACGCGAGTCGCCGGGTCATTTACATGGGTAGCACAGGGGTACTAAATGCAAAACTTCGTTGAGATACCTTCATCTCGAACGTTGTCAGACTCGCTGGCCGAGATTTTGAACAACGACAAAACGGCGCTCTCCCTATCCAGCGGAAGCGCCTTTCCGACAACCAACCTTCAGCTGGGAATGCCCTGTTACAGGACCGACCAACTCAAGCTCTACATCCTCACTCAAGTCACGCCAAGTGCGGTCTGGAAGCTGTGGATGGATTTTTCAGGCAGTGAGGGAAAGGCTCCCAATGCAGAAGCGGTAGACGGCATCGACGGATCAGCCGTCGCACTGCGGGCAAATAACCTCTCAGATTTATCCAATGCCGCGACCGCTCGCAGCAACTTAGGGCTTGCTGCCGTTGCGGCATCGGGCTCAGCTGGTGATCTGGCCTCCGGCACGCTCCCCTCTGGACGCCTGAGCGGCACTTACAACATCAATATATCTGGCAATGCCGCTACTGCCTCTAATGGCGGCGTGACCAGTGTCAACGGTTTGACTGGCGCTGTCACGGTTGACCAGTCTGGAAAGGCAAACACCAACGGATCAAACGCATCAGGCACGTGGCCAATTAGCGTCAGCGGATCGGCCGGGTCGGTTGCCTGGGGAAACGTCTCGAGCCGTCCGACTGCGCTTTCGCAGTTCACAAACGATTTAGGAAACTACGGCGCGTTTATTAATGCAGCATCGGGAACGGCAACAGTGCCATCCGTCTACAACTGTAATAACTGCGGAAACATCCAGTGCACCAATTGTGGTGGGCATTCTATTTATAAAACCGGAACCACTGTTGCGCTGGGGACTTACAACTGCGGTGCGTATTACAACTGCAACTGCAACTGCAATTGCGGGAACGGCTGAGGGAACGAAAAATGAAACTCGCTTATACAGTATGTCCGGATCTTGGTTACACCACCAACATTGAGCTCTCAGCAAGCGGTGTCAACGTAACCGCTAGTCGAGGTGATTTGGAGCTAACGACCCTTTTGACGGAAGAGTTTGTCCGGTCACATTTTTCATCGCGACAGTGGACCGAAGCGATCAATATTTACCTTATTGCCAACTGGGACCGCCGGCAGATCTCACTCTCTTCAAAGATGTCGGACACCTACCTTACTAAAGAGACAGGGTTTGATTACGTGCGACAACGTAATGTCCAGGTGCTCGGGCAGTTATATGTCGCTTTTGGCGATACCCCCTTTAAAGACTGGTGGCTCAGAGTGAATTGCTCTGAGGAGCAAGAGCCGATTGCTGGCGCAATTGAGGTGGATTGCTCGCTGGAGGCGTTTCATGACTTTGCTTTCAGTATCTTTCCGGGCCTAAGTGTCATTGATACCAAATCAATAGAGGAGGGAAAGTTAATCACCCTGCAGTTGATAGCCGCACGAATGGCTCTTAAAAAGTCCGGTGTTCGGGTGTTTGCAAAAGCTGCAAGCGGGTATCTCCCAAAGACTGAAGGCTTTACGGATGCAGATGGAAAGGTGTCTTTTAAGGCTTTGAGATTGGGGTTAGACAGCGCAGATCTGATGCGCCCGGAGTTCGGGTTTAAGTGGGTGACCAATCTTGTCTCGGCTGAAGTTTAGACACGCCGACCTGCCACCTCATACAACAGCACTTGATTACATCAAGAAACAGATCAATTGGGGTGAGGCGGTTGCGCAGGTAGGTGGGAGTCGGTTTGCCCCGAACTTGACGGTTCCGGATCTAGAAGTAGATTCAGAATCGGTGCTCCGGGAGGTCTACCAGCTGTATCGACAAGTCGGAGCGATTGCATGGCGTTCACAACGTACATTCGGTCTTTACGGTATCAGTCTCTCTTACAACCCTGCGCACGATCGGGCCGATTGGCCCCTGGCTTCCTTTGGGCATCCAAGGTATCAGGCTCATTCCGGTTTTGATTACTTCAAGGCCGTTGAAAGCGATCAGAAAAATCGTATCAAGAATGACTATCTCGATAGTCTTGGATTTCGGAGAACTCTGCCCGAGGCGGAAGCCTGTCCACAGTTGGGTAGGCTTTTGGCGTGTATTCAACTGCCCCTGGTTCGGTCAACGATCCGTACCTTAAATGGATCGGTCATCCATCCCACGCCGCGCGGTGACGGTGGCTACCACGTTGACGATTCGCCCTTTGAGGTCTTGAGGGTGAATATCCAATTGTCCGGATTTGAGGACTACGGGATCCAGTACCAGGGCCATGACCCAATCTTTAGGCCCGCAATGCAAGCGCTTGTGGTCAATACCGATGTGCCGCATCGGGTCTATGTGCGTCAGCCAAACGATTGCTTGAGAACAAATCTCGTTCTCGGTGTAACGCCATGGCTTGACTACGACGCGTCAGACGACTCCTGGTCTCCAAACGAGTATTTCGGACAAATGCATCCTTACGACATGGTTCGTGAGGGACTCATCTTTAAAAGGACTTCTTGATGCCAACCTTCAAACTATTTTCCGAGTCAATCGCCGGGGAGCGGGCCATCTTTTATTACAACACCGAAAACTCAATCTTGACTGACGAAGCTGGCCGGGCGATTGTCGATAAGCTCTATTCGACTGACTTTATGGATGCCTTAGTCTGTAGCCCTGAGTCACCGAATGGAAAAACGGATGCTGTTCGCATCTTAAAGATCAGTCTCGGAATGTCGTGTAACTACTCCTGTACTTATTGCAATCAGCATCTCAACCCTGTCGAAGTGGAACAGACCAACCAGCAAGATATCGGTCCATTTGTTGACTTGCTTCAGCGAACGCTTAAGCCGCAAGAGCAATTCATGATCCAGTTTTGGGGTGGCGAGCCTTTTGTGTATTGGAAAACGCTTCGCCCGCTGGCAGAACGACTGCGGGGTTTGTTTCCTCAAGCCGAGTTCTCTGTCATCACCAATGGATCCCTGCTGGACTTAGAGAAGGTCGATTGGCTTGATGCGATGAACTTCACAGTCGGCATCAGCCACGACGGCCCGAATTACCACGCAAGAGGGCAAGACCCACTCGCACATGAAACGAGTGCCAGTGCAATCCAGATGTTGTACGAGCGTCTATCACCCCGTGGCAGGATCAGCTTCAATGCCATGCTCCACTCCGGCAACCAGTCAAGGGCCGAGATAAACGAATTTATGGTTGCCCGATTTGACAAGAGGGTAAAGATCGGCGAGGGAGGCTTAATTGATCCCTACGAGCCCGGTGGGCTTGCTGCATCGCTTGACGGGTTTACCCAGCAATCGGAGTTTCGTCGTAAGGCATTCGATGAGATCCGGAAAGCCAAGGCTCGTAACTTCATGGTGGTCGAAGAAAAGATCACAGGCTTGATCCGATCATTGGAAACACGTCGTCCGAAGGCAAGCATCGGTCAAAAGTGCGGCATGGATCTTCCTGCGAACCTAGCCGTTGACCTTCGGGGCAATGTGCTGACTTGCCAAAATACATCGGCCAAAGCAACCGCACCCAACGGAGAGAAGCATCACATTGGGCACTTGAGCGATCTATCAAGCGTGAAGCTGCGCTCAGCGAGGCATTGGTCAACGCGAGAGGAGTGCCCTAATTGCCCGGTTCTTCATCTTTGCCAAGGCGCTTGCATGTTCTTAGAGGGGGATCTCTGGGAGGCTGGCTGCGACAACGCGTTTTCAGACAACGTGGTTTTTCTCGCGGCAGCGGTTGAATTTCTGACTGGCTTTGTTCCCGTCTATATCGAGGGTCCACAACGTGAGGACAGAAAAGACATCTGGGGCTTAAACGGTATCCCTGCTGAGACTGGATCACGCAAAAAGATCATTCCACTAGTACCCGCATAAATAGCTAACTATCTAAATCGCCCGCCTGGTCCTACCAGTGCGGGCTTTTTGTTTTGGAGATTGCATGACTGAAAAATACTTAACACCGGAAACAAATGGCTTGATTAGTATTCGGCCAGAGGATCTAGACGACCTTTTAACTCGTGCGGCAGAGCGTGGGGCCGAGAGATGCCTGGCGCACCTTGGGCTTGAGAACGGACACGCGGCGGCTGACATACGAGACCTGCGGGGGCTGATTGAGGCATGGCGCCAGGCGCGTCAGACCGCCTGGCAAACGACGGTCAAGGTCATCACAACGGGAATTCTTGCGGCATTGATTGTGGGGCTTGCGATCAAGTTAAAGATATATGGAGGCAGCCAATGATCGAGACCCTTCTTGGTGGCCTGCTCGGCGGCACCTTTCGCCTGGCACCTGAGCTTCTGAAGTGGCTCGACCGCAAGGGAGAACGCGGCCACGAACTGTCGACGCAAGACAAGGCGCTCGAATTCGAGAAGCTAAGCGGTGCTCAGCGCATGGACGAACTCGGCGCCGGGGCTGATGCGGCGTGGAACGTGGGCGCAATCGAAACGCTGCGCGAAGCCGTTCGCACCCAGGGCGATAAAACTGGTGTCCGTTGGGCCGATGCTCTGTCGAGCAGCGTTCGTCCGATCATCACCTACTGGTTCATGGCGCTGTACTGCGCCGCCAAGACGGCAGTCTTCGTGGCCGCCATCGAAGGTGGGGCTGACTGGGGCGTCGCCATTGTCCACGCTTGGACCGACGCTGACCAAGCGTTGTGGGCCGGCGTGCTGAACTTCTGGTTCATTGGACGCGTGTTCGATCGGGTCCGGCAATGAGCCAGATTCCCCATGCCGCCATCGTACTGGCGAAGCGGTTCGAGGGATTTCATCGAATTCCGAAGTCAGACTCTCTGCGCCGAGCCCATCCCTACATCTGCCCGGCCGGCTACTGGACGATTGGATACGGGCGTTTGTGCACGCCAGACCATCCAGCGATCAACGAGGAAGATGGCGAGATCTTCTTGCGTCAGGACCTGCGCACAGCACTCTCTGCCACGCTTCGCTACTGCCCGGTGCTCGCCACCGAGCCGGAGGGGCGTCTAGCGGCCATTATCGATTTCACCTTCAACCTCGGCGCGGGGCGGCTACAGACGTCGACGCTGCGGCGGCGAATCAATCAGCGGGACTGGCCGAGCGCAGCTCATGAGCTACGCCGATGGGTCTATGGCGGCGGTAAGGTGCTGCCAGGGCTTGTAGCCCGACGGGAAGCGGAGGTCGCCCTGCTGATCGCCGAGGTGAAGATCAGAACCTAGCTCACGAGGAAAACGCAATCTTGGCGGGCCTGCAACATCATGGATTGTTCCAGCAACCTGGGCTCTGCGAATCGAAGAACGTCACAGAGGTATCTGGTAAGTACCGGCCAGCTACTTTGAGCACCTGGTGGCAGAAAGCCTGCTGATCCGATTCTGGTTGACCAGTGAACACGGAGACCGCCATTCGCTTTGGCGGATTCGCCGAGATAGCATCAAGTACATGCTGGTCCCGTTCGTCAAAGCTCCAGCCATAAACCACCAAACTCTCGCCGATCGCTGGCAGGACTTCCTCGTACACGTTCGTCAGGTAGTGACTCCGGCGAATCGCGGCGACTTTCTCCTTGCTGGTTCCTTCGCTAACAAACACCGGCACGTAGTGCCCGGACGACCACTTTCGAGTGATCGCTTCGAGCAAATCGCCAGTCGCGCCAGTGGATGCCGCGATCTTGGCCTCGTCACCAATGTAGTCGCGAGCCACGGAAAGACTGCCGTGCGGATAGAACACCAGCGTTGCTCCGGCAGCGTGCCCATATGGCTTCCGCAGGTACTCCCAGTCCGTCTGGAATTCACCGTGATGGAAGGCATCCTTGAACCAGCTGCCGTTCGCTGCATTGAACAGCAGCATGGCCCAGTACAGGGTGAGGTCGTAGTTCAGGCTGACGACAGTCGGGAACGCCCTCGCGAATGTACCGACCCGTTGTAAGTCGGCGGCGACATCGGCATGTATCGGATGCACGCTGTGCACCGCTTCGATCAGCGCTGTTCGCACTTCCGCATATGCCGTAGAGATGTCGGCAGATGGAGTCCCCAAGGCAACGTTGACATGCTCGGCATACCAGCATGCAAGCAGAACATGCTCGAAGTCGGTCGTTCCGAGCTTGGCGAATATTGGCGCGGTGGTTGCGAGCAACCCTTTTGCATCAGCCACGCTGTGGAGTGTTGGGTATGCAAACTCCTTGTGGATGGCGATGCTGGCGCCGTTACCCAGAAGGAGGGAAATCCAACCTTCCGCGCTGATGTTTGCCCAAGTGTCGATTGCGATTCCGTCCATGTTTTTTCACGCGCCCGTCTTCATCGCGTGGTCTGGCACGCAGAGTCGCAGCAGCTGCGCTCGTATGTCCGCAGGAGTTTCCGTCAAATCCACAGTGGCAAACCGAATGGCGTGCCCCTGGATCAGTACTGTCTCGTCGACCATCTGACCGATCGCTGGATGCAACAACAGTCCGCTCGCGTGATCTGCAAGCGCATCGCCGCACCCAACCTGGGAACGCAGATAGGCATAGATCTGGTACACGTATCCGCTGCGCAGGGTTTCCTCACGGTACCAACCGCTTGTCACAATCGAGGTGAACTTGGTATCGATGACGATCCGCTGACCGGTTGACGGGTGGTCGAGCACGACATCAGTTCGCATCGTCGGCAGGATCTTGTCGATCCCCGCCGTCTTCTGCTCGATCTGCCAGCCCATCGTCCCGCCGCACTGCACCCGCCAGCCCTGTGGGCTCAATACGACCTCGTAGAAGCCGCCCACTGCTCGCTCGAACAAACGGCGTACCCAAGTCGCTTCTCGGTCCGGCAGAGAGAGCACATTCATACCCGACGCCTCCGTGGGTAGCACTAGATCGAACGCCAGCTTTGCGGCCGCTACCATGAACCGGTCATCCGCATCGTTACGGCTAAAACGATCGGTGCTCATTTGGGCACGGGTCGGTGCGTCGCCCGAAACACCCATTGACTTCATTCCACCAGCAAGCGAGCGGCACCGATGGGCAACGTCCTTCCTCTGAACGATCCTGGAGATGGACTCCAAGGCTGCTCGGACGAAACGATTGCGTGGTGTGTCGATGGTAAGTTCGTCGAACCGGCACGCCACCAGGCCTCTATCTATCAACTGATGGCGTTCGGTGGTCAAGACGTCGATCCGGCCACGCACGCGATTGATTACTGCGTCACGAGATCGATAGCCGAGACTCAAGCGGCGACGTTGTCGCACTTCAACAGCATGGGCAAGAATCTCGGCGACGAGGTCTGGAAGATCGTCCGGGCTGTCTTCCAGACCGACTTTGCCGATACCGCGAGTGCGGAACAGGTCCGAGGCATAAAGCATCAGCAACCAAAGGTTGCTCACTGGAATGCGCCCGATGAATCCGTCCGCGCTCGCGGATACGCTGTTCACCCGTTCTGCGACTGCGCTCATCACCAACCCTGTGTCAGCCGTGCAATCGCCTTTTGTGCTTCGTCGGGCGCGTCGAACCAGTACTCATCCAGCAACGGGCCGACCTCCGTCTCCACGACCTGCTGGAACCACTTCTTCGTGTCTCCCGCCTCCAGTCGATGTGCGGGTGTCACATAGCTGTGACCAATCCGGAATTGCTTGCCAAGGCGCGCATCCGCCGCGATCTGGTCGTTCAGCTCAGCGATACGGCGCTCGATATCCGCGACCAAGCCCGGATCGACAGCACACTCCTTGACCACCCACTCCCGCCAAACCTGACCCAGTCTTGGCTCCAGCCCAACGAAAGCAAAGCGGCGACGCAATGCCAGATCGACCAGTGCAAGTGATCGGTCGGCGATATTCATGGTGCCGACCACATAGAGATTCTCGGGAATATGGACGGGACGTCGTTTGCCGTCCGCATCCGGATAGCAGAGTTCCAGCGCTTCGTTGGGTGTCCGCTTGCCGGCCTCAAGCAGCGTCAGCAACTCGCCGAAGATCTGCGCCGGGTTTCCACGGTTGATCTCCTCGATCACCACGACAAACTTCGATGAAGGGTCCTTCGATGCGGCCTTGATGGCTTCCATGAAGACACCGTCCGCCAGCGATAACTTGCCTTCGCCAGTCGGACGCCACCCTCGAACAAAGTCCTCGTAAGACAGGTTGGGGTGGAACTGCACTGCGCGGACCTTGCTGTCGTCCTTCTGCCCCATGAGCGCGAACGCGAGCCGTTTGCCTAGCCAGGTCTTGCCCGTGCCCGGAGGCCCCTGAAGGATGAGGTTCTTTTTTGTGCGCAGACGATCGAGCAAGCGGTCAATTTCGGCGCGCTCCAGGAAACAGCCGTCCTTGAGGATGTCCTCCACCGAGTAGGGAACGATTGGCGCTGCAACCTGAAAAGCTTCGCGAACTTCACCTTCAGTTTCCTGTTCTGGCCCGGCATTGGTACCGATATCGCCAACAGGCCTAGCCTCGTCCACAGGGTCTTTGTACATCCAGGACGCAAGCGACAAGTCCGGGAAACTGTGGACCGGATAGCCGTCTTCGCCGAAGCGCGAACGCAAGTCGTCCAGCAGCTTCAGATAGGCCTGACCATCACATGGGCCTTGCTGACCACTGATGGCGACATTCATGCCAAGCCGCTTGTTGATGTAGTGGCGCGACTGGCTATCAAGGGTCAAGAATTCCCACGGATGCGCCCAGTAGAGACCTGTCGAAAGGTTCCATGCGACACCCCACACTTGGGTTGCATCGTCATAAGCCCGGATGAAGGCTTCGCGAGTGTCCAACTGATCGCCATCGACCATCTTGCTCGCGGCAACGAATACCTTCCATAGCGCGTCGATGTCGCCTGCACCACGCTTGTCGGCATAGGCAAAAAACCAGGAGCGCTGGTTGTTGAGAACGGGGATGCCTTCGAATGAAGGCGGCACTTGGATCGTTACACCAAGAAACTTGGCCAATTCTCCAGCAATGAGCTTGCGATTGGCATCGGTCATCGAACGATTGAAAATGCCTATGGCTGTGAATGGGCATATATCTTTCAGTGGCCCCGTACTACCGTCTGGAAATTTGTCCTGCAAGATTTGAAACTTTGGAACATGCTTGCCGATTTCATGGATGGCGGCTACTAGCGCCGCCCTATTCTCAGCGAAGGACAGCAACTTCTCCGCCACTGCCTCGTAGAAGTCCGTCCACTCGAAGCGCTGCTTTTCTGGCGAAGTCGTGCCGTAACGCTCCCGCCAAAAGGGCTCGTTGCGAAAGCGATCTACATCCTGCGGCTTGCCGTCAAACGCAAATGCAATCAGCGCATCGTTCATCCATTCGCCGGGCAGCACACGCCAGATCGTTCCTCGGTGAGTGTAGAAGTACCACTCCCGTACCGGCTCGACCTTGGCCCAGTCCACCTTCACCCGCTTCCCGTCGTTCAGGTTTTCGGTGATCGTGCCGACCGCCTTGATGCCCATAACCGAAACCGCTCGGCCTCGGCTATCGAAGGGCAGACCGTGCTTTCGCGTGTAAGACGACTTGATGGCGATCCGCTCCCCCGGGCGCATGGAACGCACCACATCGAGGAGCTTGTCGTCGTAGCCGTTCTCCCAAATTCCTTCTGCAACAAATCGCGGCATCTGATCATCGGTACCGCCGTAGCTCGCGCCGACGAACCACGTTGCATTCGAAATGATGTCGGTTTTGTTGTCGCTCATCCTGCCCCCTTAGTAATGCTGCCGGATGTGGCTGCAGGCCTTCTCCAACAAATCCTCATCCGCATTCAGCCCCATCGTTGCCGCCGGCTTTGATGCCGGACAATTCCCCGCCGTCCCCACTCTTACATTGCGTGGCTAGGCAACATCGGTTTATACAGATTCACGATGCTTTCCCTTAAAAGGGACTTAAGGTAAGGATATTTCTGTAATTGTTGTCCAGAAGTATTAGCCCTGCGACAGTTCGTAATAGATAACACCTCAAAACCAATTTCCTCCGCTAAGTACCCAAATATTAGATCCGTTGCGATCGGAGCTCCAACATATGCGCTCTGGTCCACGACTATGTGCATTGTTCCGCCAGGGCATAGGGCTTTGTATCCCTCCTGGATCACTACTCTCATATCCTCAAAATAGCCGCGTAGCATATTCGGGACAAGCCGCGTTCTACCATCGCGAGTACCAGTCTCGGCTTCCTTTTGAGGTATCCGACCAACGATCTCCGAACACAATTTCTCGACTGGCTCAATGCGATGTAGGAGTTCCTTAGGAACTGTAATGCGATAGTTTCTAACTAGGCGCTTTCGCGACTCATTAAGGTCTTTAGCCAACACGAACCCACCAAACACTAGCTCCAATTTGTACGACTCGAAATAGTCAAATGAATTTGCATAAGGCGGGGAAAAAATGATGCTCCCCAATTCCTTGTCGATAGCGGCCGAGAACCTTGCCGATGCGCTGGCCATCTCCAACGCGGAACAATCGACTGCTTTACGATGAATCTCATTGAGATTGATACCGTTTGAGACATCTTCCAACATCAAGGTCAATTGCGCCAAGAAACGGACGCGCGCATCAGAGACCGGTGCTGGCCGTGTGGCCAAACCATTGCCGTCTTTTTTCCTGTCTGAGCAATCCTCCAGGATCGCTAATAGTGCGACTTTAAAAAAATTAGCCATTGCTCCAGGCTTCAACCTAGTATCTATCCATTCCTTGATAGAGATGAGCGCTTCGAAGTTGTCGGGCGGGAAATATTTCGCAATTTCTTCAGCAAATGCGGCGCTAGGTTTTGGAAGTTCTCGACACTCCAATCTAAAGCGCTCAATCAGATTGCCAATTCTGGCCACGTCACGCTTTTTAAACGGATGGCACTTTACGTTTGTCGCCAATACAGCATATCCGTTGACATCCAAACCCAGCGCATCAGTTCCCAAATCTCCACAAGCGACAAGCGAGGATCCAGATCCACACATCGGGTCCATGACGAAATATCTAGCCGAACGCAACGGATGGCGCCGAAGAATTTCCTTTACGAGCTCGCCCGCATAACCTTCCCTGTACCTAACCCAGCGATGAAATGGTTCACGGTTAGCCGTTGACATGTTGACGAGCTTGGAAAAGAACTCTTCCTCATTCGAGACGTGATATTTCTTTTCTAGGCGCTCGAAGAACCTGCAAAGTGTTCTGTCGTTAAACACACCTTGCAAATGAGACCAAGAGATCTGTTCCTGCACCATGTCTTTGAGTAGCTTAGACATGATTAGATACCACCATCTCTCGCCGGCTCCATCTAGCCCCATTTCGCTGGAAGCCTTCCGCGTTCGCAAGTGATTCTGCCACGCGTGCGAAATCTAAGGCGCCAAGTATCTCCGCTTCGGTGGCGCCATCTCGTATATATGCCACGAGACGGGATAACAGACGTTGATAAACAGCGACAAATATCTCACCCTCGGAAAACGAATCGCGTTTAGCCAAAAATTCTTCTAATGTTCCATCGATGCATAATTTGACAACGACATCCAATGGCTCCTTGGTGTGTACACTCGTCATGCCGAGCGGTTGCTTCACAAATGAATATATGAAGTCACCTTGAGCCGTCCCATCAAACCGCAAGTGCGCTGTATCTCGATATGCATCTATCTGCTCCTGGTAAGTTACGCCTGCCGGCTCTAGCTCAAAGCCAGCGTCTAGAGCCGCCTTTATTACGGAGAACCAGGCATCAGGGTTTCGATTGTTAAACGTGAATACTAATACGCCATTTGGCTTTAGGACTCGATAGCATTCTCGGTAAATCGCCGTAAGACCGTCCTTATAGTCCGCGAACGTTTTTGCATACCCGAATCCGCTATCCTTTTTTCGATGAACGACTACCTCGCTCTCCAGCTTGAATAAATCTGCCGTAAAGGGAAGACGGTCTTTTAACCACACCAACCAAAAGTGACAGAGCTCTCCGTACTGCACGTTGCTTCCATATGGTGGGTCTGTGACTACTACGTCGACTACACAATCTGGCAAGTCCATCTTTTCAGAGCTCGCGTTTTTCACGGCATGGGTTGCTAGCCCATCGAGTACATCCTTTTCATGAAATGACGGCTTGGTGTTTGTGAATCGAGCATGACGGTCCCTTATTCCGGACATGGCTGCCTTCATGCGATTCTCAAAATACTCAATTGGATTACATTCTATGAACTGATTTGGCGTCCAATACGCATGCTTTGCCCAAGCAACAGGTCGCCCATCCATCCAGCTATTGACCGAGAAAGTCATGTTGTTTGTGTAGCGCAGCAGTGCACTAATGTTTAGCAACATGAAGTTCTTCTCCGCTGGAGTGATCTCCTTCTCAATGGCATCGAGTGCTGTGAAATACATTGCACTACAAAGCAAGTTTCTCGTTGTAAAGAGATCGCGAAATTGAGCGAACCCTTTTCGACTTAAACAATCTTCCTTTTGTCTGTCCCAGTAGTCAGGAAATGACTCATTGGGCACCCTTAGTTTGTAACGGGAAACAAGATTGGCCTCATTGTTAGCAACAGTGAGATATCGGCTTTCGTCCGCAGAAGTAGGGACCACCGTCTCATGAGCGCCGCATCCCGCGCAACGGTAGCGTAAATTCAAAAGTCTACTCCCGCTTCGCTTAACGCTGGCAGCGCGGATATCCGCTCGGCAGTGATGGCATGTATAAACACCATTAAGAGGCTTTCCCGTTACATCGACCTTCTTCGACTCATTGTCTATTGTGGATTCTTTACCGCACCCCGGACAGGTAACGAGATAGGCATGCTCAAACCAGCGAACATGTGCGGGACTGTCGCAGTGCCTACATTCTGTTTTGTAATAGTCGCCAAACGCTTCGCGGACAAGTTCTTGCAATTTATTGGCCAAAAGCCGAATCCGACTGGCGTCGACTTCAAGGGTTTGTGCGTACTGGACAAAGCTAGCCACTGCGTTAATGTCATAGCTAATCACTCGCCGTTTTGCAGTTAACCCTTCGATCAGCGTGACGCCACCGCCACCAAAGCAATCAACCACCAAACCATCTTTTGGCGAGTAGTGTTCAATGAGGGCCCGGAATACGTTATGAGGACGACGGGCGAAATATTTGTGAAGTTTGTAGATCGGCGTGTGGCCCTCTGATTTTAGGCCACCTTGAAAATATCGGTTAGGGTTCATTTTTTATTCCTGCTGTTAATCCACCAAGCTGTACCATATGACGCATCGCCCAACATAGGTTCAGTCAGGTCCAGATATTTATCAACTAAATCTTCGCCGTTAGGCTTAAGAATTAGGCGCTTGTTTCTGAACTCGAAGATTTCACCAAACAGCTCAAGATGGCGGATTAAATAACGATACTGATTGCCGGTTGTCGTTCGATCTGTCCAGACGTCGTTATAGGGAAACCCGGTAGGGTGAAGTTCATTTAGAGCCTCAAGCACTTGTTGCTTGTTTGCCTCGCTTGTGATCTCAATGTTTGGGAAATGTTCTTGAATGTATTTTGCACAATCAATTGCGTCTTGTAAGAGAACACCCTTATCAGGATCAACCTGAAGTGAGTAGATGCCATATACAAAATCGACGAACCCCAGTTGACACATTTCCTTCATGAATCTAAACGCTTCGCGATATGGATAAAACCGACCCTTGCCGGTGTCATATGAAAACAACAGCATCTGATTTATGAAAAGGTCGAGGAAATCAATCTCCCCTTCCTTCAGCTTGATCCCTAGGGGGGTCATGCAGTAGGTTTTTGACGTGAGCTTTTTAAGCACGCCAAGTCGTTCGCAATGAGATACGTTATTGTTGTTGACGCGGATGTCCTGGCTTTGAATTACACTCTTTACATCCTTGATGAGATCTAGTGTCGGTACAACAAGGCCAGCATTGAGTTTGTCCGGTGTGTAGTCACAAAGAGTTTTATAAACGCGTGTGTAGGTGCTCTTCCGTTGGTTTTTGCCAAGCTTGCTTCCAATCCCAATATGTCCCGTAGGGTCCCTGTTGACCTCTGCGATCTTTAGTAGGAGCGCAGACTCAAGCGCGTCAATGTCAAAAGACGGGGGAACAATGACCTTGAGCTTGCCAATTGACTGCCCAGCATCCCTGCGACCGGTTACAACCCCCAAATTGATATGATCAATCCACTCCGCCAGCGTTTCGTCTTGATCCCTTAATGCTTGGATCACATTAAACAGCGTGTCAAAACTGTCTCCCGTAAGTTGCTTATCATTTTGTTCGTCAATTAACACCGGGATGATTATGTAGGCCATCTTTCCCGTGGAACCAAAAGGCTTTCGGAGTGCGCGCCCTACTGCCTGGACGATATCAATCAGTGATCCCCGAGGATTTGCGAAGAACACCCCGTCAATCAGCGGAATGTCCACTCCCTCGGTAAGGCACCTTACATTTGTGAGAACACCGTAATCGGCCGCCTCGAATTGTGAAATATATTCGCTACGTTCGGCCGAGGTCATTGTGCCGTTGACGTGGGAAACCGAAAGCGTGCCGGTCACAGATGTTGAAAGATCAATTTGAAAGGCATTGGCAAAAGATCTGGCTTCAGCAACCTTGTTGTGAAATGTAATCACTTTTCGGACATCAAGCTCTGCAAAGCATCGCTTGAGAAGCACCCTGCGATATAGAGATTGCGCAAGGTCAACCGTACTTTCACTTCTGTTTATGCTATCCGGAGCTACGTATCGATTGTTCTTGATTAATGCGTTTAGCTCTGAAGTGGCTATGCCTGCAAACACTATTCGGTAGTCAGACACAATCCCTTGGCTGATGGCATTGCCAAAACTAAGTCGATGCAATGTTTTGCCATAGCGCGCTTCATCGTCCATCGAAAATACGACTTGATTCATTTCCTCAGCAACGTCGCGGATTCGTGCCTTGACGATGCGTTCGGTAGCTGTCATAAACAGTCTGGACCGTGAGGGGATATTCGAGTCCTGTATCGCCAAGGCGAACAAGTTGGAGCCGCTCACTCCAGCTGTGCGATGTGCCTCGTCATAAAAAGTGATATCAAAGCCTGAAAACGAAGTGCCAGAAATGGCGGAGGCTATTACAGGGACAGACTGATAGGTGGAAAATATGATCCGCCGACCGCTTGATGAACCTTTCAGAAAGGTTCGTATGGTGTTGCTGTCGGTTGTTACAGGGATGTCTATTTCCGAGGTCGCGAGTTGCGTCTCGTCTTCAAGATCAACAGATTGATCACTGCAGACACAAAGGTATTCGAAGGGGTATGAGGCTTCAGACGCCCACTCACCAAGCGTCTGTCGAATCAACTGAAGGCTTGGAGCAAGAAAGAGAATTACGGAATCATTTCTTCGCTCCACCAACCAGAGAGCGAGCAGCGTCTTTCCTATTCCGCAGGCAGCGATCAATTTTCCACGCGGACTCGCGGCTAATCCTGCCTGTAAGTCTTCCAGGATGGTAGCTTGATATGGTCGGGGTGTCTTTATCGTGTGCGAAGCCTTGGCGAATTTATTTTTAGCGTAATTCTGTAGTGCGACAAAGAATCGATCATCAAGTGCGTCGAGAACGTCACAGAGAATTGCTGTGTGCCCGGCTTTCTTACTTGCGAGAAGCGGTAATGACTTAGTGTTGGAGATAATTAGTCGTACGTCGGCATATTCGGCTTCGGTCCAGAAGGTCGACAGTTCATCGTATGTAAGCGGCTGACGGCCCGATCGAAATTTGGCTTGGAACGCAATCCATTGCCCAAGGTGCGTGATGTACACCCCATCGACTCCGTGATCCTTTTTCTCCAGGCGCAACTTTTTCAGAACGTCTAAGGGAAAAGAGCCTTTTAGGGCGACCGGGCAATGCAGTGTAGCGATCTGATATAGGGCGTCGTGATACAAAAAATAGAAATGTACAAATTCTTCGAATGCATCGCCCTTTGCCTTGTTAGTTGGCAGAGATTCGATATCCCGCTCAAGTTGCTTCCATGATTTGTATTGTTTTAAAAAAATGCTGTTCATAATAACCTTCGAAGAAGAACAGCGCAGTTGTTCTGCGCTGATTGATTAACAGTCAAGTGTCAGGATGGCTCGTTCGTTAAGTTGCTTTTATTGGAAGTGCTGTTTGTGAGTGCCACCCCATAAAGCACGCCATTCATTTTTTTGCCTCATTAGGCGCGCGGTATCCTGGCGCCAGCTTTGCGTTTTCAACGCCATAAAGGGCCAATGGGTCCTTTAACCACAGGCGATAGTGCTCGTCAGTGAGGGCGTGGTCTGGAGACGAATCGACGCTCCATCGCAGCAGCATGTATCCCACAACTGCGGCTCTGACACGCAGTCGAATTGATTCACCCTGTATGCCGTAATCCATTCGAATTATTTCGGGGCGATTCAGACGTGGATGCGGTATTAGCTCCAGCTCCACTATCCGGGTCCACTGGATATCATTTTCTGGGCGTTCCTCGAATAGCAGTTCGCCGTCCAGAATCGTTGGGTTTTCGATGCGTGTAAGCACGAAATCACGGAACCCTCGCGTATTCCGATCAAATGCGCGGACGTGCCAGCGGAGTCCAGTGTCCACCAGAGCAAAGGGTATGATGATCCGCTCGGACGCTCCGCTGCTCATTGAGTGGTATCTGATGGCGACAGAGCGTTTGGCATAAATGGCACGACAGATTGGTGCTAACACATCCATCTTTGGGTTGCTCAGAGCTGTTGGCGATTCGCAGGGCAACTGCGGCTGCGGCACTCCGCTTACACCATCGCCGAACCCTAGGGCCAAAGATGACAGCACGCGCTGCGGCGTGTGCTCAAAGATCGGCACGAACAGCCTGCCGATCCGGTACACCTTGCTACTTCCATCGAATTCAATGTTCTGCGGTGCAATTTCTCGATATAGCGCAAGGTCGCGTGTTGCACCCGCCGGCGCGACACCGAAACGACCGGTCACATCAGGTCGCCCAATCTCTCCAAAAAAATAGAGCCTAAAGTCGACGTAGGCCAGTCTCTCTTGCTGAGCATGACTCAGACTTTCTACAGTAAGGCGTTGCATCACAGGCCTCTGCTCATCTAAATCGAACGTTTGTTAGACCAAAAAAAAATGGTTTTTTGATTTTGGTAGGCTGTTTATATCATCAAAATGATTATATCAAGCCGGGGCGGTAGAAGCTAGCTATCTGACACGTCGAGGAGCGAGCGTCGGATAGTTCGATGACGGTGTGGGCTAAACATGTGTCAGATGTGGCCTGTATGTGGCGTGCATCTCACCCTGCCGGCTCACACTTAATATGTGAGAAGCAAGCCACACGTAGACCAGCCAAGTCGTCAGATCGACGGACTCAGGGTCAATGCGTTACTACCTGCATCAGATTACGGACGCGGGTTCAATTCCGCATACGGGACTCGAACCGGCGTCCTGGGTGATGCACTTGGCTGGTGACCTCGGCTGGGCAGAACTGGTAGGATTGCCAGCAACAGGGGCCGGATTCCGCACCTTTCCGCAGGAGTTCGCAGCGGTTCTAAGGCGCTGAGTTACATAGGTTTGGCGCAGGGTTCCCCACCACCACCAAAAACACAAAAGCCCCTCGTGGGCTTTTTGTGTTTTTGGGTAGGGTTGTTGAATAGAAAACCCGCGGGACGCGGGGCGGGAGCGGGGTTTCGACGAGCACTGCTCGTCGCCGCGAGCGCGCGGAGGGCCTGCAAGCCCGACGCCGGGAGATTCCCGCCCCCCCTCAGAGCACCATTAAAAATTCAGCAACCACTCGAAACTCAAGATCCCTATCGGCGAAGAGGGTAATCGCCTCAAAGTTCCTGTCGGACGATTCAGGGCTGAGGATAACGCGATCGTGACGCCAACCTGCGGCTGCCGAGACGGTCATCAAGCACCCTGATCGGGCGGAGGCCACGCGGATCTGGAACTTTCCATACGCTGCCATTGAGGAGGCATTGGTCAACGCGGTCTATCACCGCTCCTACGAGGAGCGCGAACCCATTGAGGTTCGTATCAGCAATGACGAGCTCGTAGTCCTTAGTTTCCCCGGTCCAGACCGATCTATTCGTTTGGAGGATCTGCAGGCCGGTCGGGCAGTGAGCCGCCGCTACCGCAACCGTCGCATCGGTGAGTTCTTCAAGGAGCTGGAGATGACCGAAGGGCGCTCTACCGGAATACCGAAAATTTTGAAAGAAATGGCAGCCAACGGCTCGCCCGCCCCGCTTTTCGAGACAGATGACGACCGCCTGTCCTTTGTTATCCGCTTGCCCCGACACCCCCTGGCGCTTGTTCCATCTGGAGGTACACAGCAAGTCACCCCAGAAGTCACCCCAGAAGTCACCCCCGAAGTTGGACGAGTCGTGTTGGCCTTGGAAGAAGAATTGTCCCGAACAGACCTGCAAAAGGCTCTTGATCTCAAGGACGAAAAGCATTTCCGGAAGGCGTATTTATCACCAGCACTCGATTCTGGTTTGGTGGAAATGACCCGACCCGAAACACCCCGCAGCAGCAAACAGCGCTACCGCCTGACGGCCCTCGGGAAGCAATGGCTAGAGTTACATAAAAGCACGGATCACTACTGTCCGGTTAATTTGAGAACAAAATCAATTGGTTAGGATTATCTTGGATTTTCATTGTGTAGTCATTTGGCTGCAAGGCGCATGAGAGCTCGGTTTTCT